GAAGCCCTGAAGCTTCTCACGAACCATAGGATTGTTCAACCAAGCAAAAGGCAGGTTAATTGCAGGTGTGAGGTCGGTATAAGCTGCCTGAGCCGTAGCCCAAGCAAAGCTTGCGAGTTTGATCGGTCGGGATAAAAATCCGACTACATCATTCGTCAAAGAGTCCTTCGCAGGCTTGACTATGTGAGAGAGCGCGCTACCAGTGAAACCACCAGAAGCTATTTCTCCTTCTTCGTGAAAAAGGATAAGTTCCTCACGTTCATCAATTGACGCTGCACCGGGAAGAATGCTAGATGTGCCTCCAGCTGAGCTTGATTCATTAGATTGAGCAAGTCCGGTTTCTTCGGAAGGAGGCGAACTTAATCCGTACCTTCCAGCACGACGGGTGAGTAGCCTATCATTTAAGGTGTCCACACACTCACCAATAGGGCTAAATAACCCTGACACCGCGTACGTCCGCAAAGATTTCCGCACCTCAGCAGGATTTGCTGCTCCACTCGTTTCGTCGATCTGAATGGAGCCCCGATCACGAGGTTTTTCTTCGTTCGACTGCGTGGCACACCAACGAACTGTCTCCAGCTGCTGGTAAGCATCATAAGAGAGAAAAGTGCAGTTCACTCTTTTCCCAATAATCCGTCGGGCTTCCTCAAAACGGGGAAGTTCACGTTCAAAAACATCACGCCCGTGTTGGGCGAGCTCATGAACAGCTTCTTCCAAAGTTGTCGCTGTGAGTTCATACACATCAACGCGACTACGCACCCACATCGGCATCTCTCGAATAGTATCAAGAGATAGTGGAGCGCGGTAGCGTGCTTGAGTTTCATCCCAGCGGAACTCACGCTTGAGAAAAGCGATTTCTGACATCTTCCTAAAAGGAAGACAAGTTCCAGTCTTTGCCTCATCAGTGTAAGTCATGCCAATGGTTTCATACGCTTTCGCGATCGTGTCCTGATTAAACCAGGAAATTATTGAATCTGAAATGTTCCAGACGTCATCGTCACCATAATTGACATGCCGAACGTACTTATTATAAGCCTGCATGTTGGCTAATTCAGCTTCGTTCTCCCACGCGAGAGCAATAAACACATATCGCGCAGAGAGAGAGTGATAAACACTATTCAATATAGCTGTCAGGGGGCATCCAGAGGGATTTGAATGGGTCCACATGTATACGTGGTTGCCAGAAACGTGAATAGAGTTCACAATCTCAGACCACAAAGCACGTCTAACTAACTTATCTTCTGCCGAAGCAGCCTCATAGAAGTTATCGATTACCTCAAGAACAGCCCAAAGAAATTGAGCGTTCAACGTGCCATCATAATTAGAGAAATCTCCAGCAATCACTTTATCACCAAGTTGTTGAATGCGCTCAGCAATTAACGACCAGTCTCTTGAGTAAACATTAGTGCCGATGCAAGATTCGAGCTCAATGCGGTTAATCATCATATGAGCTGCAAAACCTAAGAAATACTGGCGGAAGATAAGATTAAAAACCATATCTCCTACCGAGAATAGACGGGTTTTCCCAGCGTCTACTTTCGCCATAGGTCGCCTCTCGTCTTTCAGCACATCTTGCCAAAAGACAGAGGGTCGAATACCTGCTTTGCAGTCGTTAAGCATTTTGGTGTGTTTAGTGAGGATCTCTTTATTGTCAAAGATGTACTCATCTTCTCCGAGCCATTTCGTTTTTCCTTTGCCTTTCTTGTCCCATCCGAATCCAGGGGAAGTGGAGCGGTTGATAGGGGCAAGGAACTCTTCTCCTTCAACACCAGCAATAGATTCTTCAAGAGTTAAAACTCGGTCATACTTGCTGGTGCCGGCATCTCCTTTGCAACTCAGTACATCTTGCGAATAACCGTGAACACAATCAGCTAACACATCCGTGTCAACTGGCGGAGGTACTCCTGCAGCTTTTATTTGTGCAAGAGCTTTTGGATCAATTCTCTCGCCTTCATCATTAACAAAAGGTTTGAGATGTGCGGGCTTAGTCAAAGGTTCAGCAATAACATTCCAAACGGGTGAAGGGAAAATTCGTGACTTCGTCACTTCATGGGCACCCTGGACCTGTCCATGTTGAACAAAATTACCAGGGATTGGAAGCGACAAAACCATTTTCCCATCTTCATTGACAGCTGTCAAGTCAGATTTAATTTCCGGGTCAGGGCTCATAAGAGCATCAGCCCGAACTTTGGGAATGGCCTTCAACAAAAATTCTAAGAACTCTTGCGAAACGGGTTGGCCAACTCCAGCAAATTCGGGATTAGCTGTACCAGCTGCGTGGATGCCAATTATCTTTCGATTAAAGGCAGAGTCGTACGCAATAATAACAGCTCCACAGTCTCCAACGGTCGTTTGAATTCCATATTTGAAGTATCTCCGGATCTTTCCGACTTGAGCTCCAGTACTACCAATTAAGGTAAACTCAGCATCGAAGGCCGTACAATTCTGGGCTGCCTGGGAATAAGGATGCACCGTTTCAGTAGTGCGATATCCGGTAAGGCAGATCTGACCCAGACTTGAAAATCTAGAGAAATCATCTGAAGTCATAAACTTCTTCACGATATTGGGATGCTGATGGAGATTATCTGGAAAGACAAACATCACGACATCCTTCTTACCATGAATTTGGTGGTCATCAGGGGCAAATAGGCAGGGAAGCTTCTTCAAATTAAAAAGATACCCATTGGGAATGGAAAGATTTCGAATTCTCCACTCCTCTGCCATATTGGTCAATACATGTCGATTGCAAATCGCAATCCTCCCTTGAATAAAGAGGATATTCATCGCTCGCTGCCATTCTCCACGAGAGTCCTTAAACTCAAGACAGTAGAGATTGCGGAAAACGATGGCTGCGTTCTCACTTGCGTTCTGGTCACAGATCATTTGTAGAGGTCCACGTTCAGGTTTAGCTGCCTCTTCCTCAAATCCTTCAATACGCACACCATTCACTAGGTGTACAGGACGAGTAAAAGGTTTCACATGATACTCTTCTCCAGATTTAATTCCGAAGATCATGCTATCAAGCCAGCCCGCTTTAATGGGACTCTTGCATTCTTCTCCAACAACGAGGTCAGAGCGGCATTCCGTCTTTCCTCCTTTATCAGTTTTGATCACAGGTCGTCCAAATTTCGGTGGTTCGTATGTCTCAACTTTAGCGACTGAGCGTCCAGCAGTTACTTTCTCATAAGCTCCTTCCACTGAAGTTTTCGGTCGCCCCTGGGGTGCCTTTTCGTACCCTTCGGCTGCAGCTCTGTCACAAGCTACAAGAATAAGATCAGCTAGATCGGTGGGGACTTTACGGTCCACCTTATAACCTTCCTTGTCAAAGAAAGTCATATCTACCTTCCCAGGTTTCGGTTGAGTCTCCTTGGTTGGTTTCCAAATCCACTCATGAAGAGGTTTCAAGAATTGTCCAAGGGGAGCCATCCAACCAAACGGTTCGCTCCAAGTCTGGCGCAAAACAACGCAAAACAATATCACGAATGCGTATCGCCAATTCAAAAAGGGTCGCACTTCGTAAATGCAATCGCTCGCCCACTTGGCAATATACCAAGGAGCCTTCACTACTTTCCAGATCATTTTCCCAATTTTGGAATTAGACGCCTTATCTAAGACGCGCTTTACTCCGAGAGTTGCGTTCATGAGTTTTCTAAGAAGTGTTTCTTCATGCTCATCAGGTGGGTTATGTTCAGCTAGGACGCAAGTGGCTACTCGGTTCGCAGCCAAACCAGTCTGTTCGTAAAAGATGGTATCGAACACCCATTTCTGGTGATGGCGAGCTGCGAGCTGAGCGCGAGCGGTAGCGTGTTGCCAACCGCGAACCGCATCTTCTGCAAGCTCACCATGAACATGAAGACACTTAGTTTCCGGTCCAATAGGGTAGTTGGGGGGAGCTCCAAGACGTCTAGGGGCAGCTGCTGATTCAAATCCAGGACAATCTCTAACGTTAATGTGGACCCATCCACCGATGTTGAAAGCACCAGGGTTAGCATGGTACACTAATCCAGCATCAAAGACAGGAACTTCTTCTTGCTCTTGCATCATCTGAGCATTTCCTGCTTCTCCGTGGTAGCGGGGTTTCATCTTTTCCCAGTAGGTGTTCTTAGCGCCTTGCACAAGTTCATGTCGTACAAGGTTAGCCTTGTTCTCAGCCACAATACGATCAGCCCACTCCCTATAGGAAAGAGGGTGACCAATTTGTCGCTCCGTACTGGCATCAGAGTCCATCTGTTGGAATTCGACAAACTCTGTGATCTTGGTAGGATCTTCAAGAAGAGCAAGTCTCACTTTCTCTTGGTCAAGAGTCAAGATTTTCTTACCATTGATAGTCCGTTCAGTAGCAAATTCAATTTTGGGTTGCTGTCTCCACTTAGCACAGACTCGACGATAAACAGCTTCAGGGTTCGTCAAAGAGACGAACTTAACCTGAGAACGATTTGTAGTCCAGATCACAGTATTCGCGCGGAAGAAAGTTGTTCCTTTGTCCATCAAATGAGCCATAGGTAGCTGCCAAGCAGCATTATTACCCATACGAATCACTTCATAAGGCTCCTGAGAAGGATTAGCTTCAGTGTCTTTGCGTGCGAACTGGTCATCGCACACAACGATCTTCACTTCATTAGAGTATCCAGACCAATATTGATCTGTGTCACTTGGATTACGGTAATAAACCTTTTCTCCAAGATCACTCGCATCAGTGCAGCCCATAGACTGCAGGAGTTCCGTGTTCAAAAGATCGAGAATAGTGGACTTTCCTACTCCAGAGGCGCCAGTCACCCAAAGAATATAAGGGTTGACGCGAGAGTAAAATTGTCCAGCTCCACTACCAGCAGCGGTTTCTCGGAACTTGTTCAAGAGGATCATCAAATTGGTAATTCGAGTGCGCTTCGAGAATTCAACCTTAAGGCTGTCAAGAAGTTTCAAGATCTTATCACCCC